AAGTCCATACGGAGAGCTTGTGCTCGAGCAACCATTCTACCTAATCCCTCAACACCATCTTTAAATCCGTAAGAATTAACTAATTTAATATTATCTCCAACATTTTTAAGAAATGTATTAACATTTAAACCAAAAGTTCTAGCCGTTTTTGTTAGTGCTTGAGTACTTTTAATAGCGTTATCAGTTCCTTGTCCCAAGTCTTGAAATCCGGTAACCATAGTAGCAATTTCGTCTGCTGTAAGATTTGTTGTTTGTTGTAAGGTGACTAAACTTGTCAGTTGGTCATCAGTAAGATAGACGTTTCTTTGTAATGATTTACCAATCGCTTGGTATACTTCAAAGTTATCTTTTAACGTTGCACCAATTTGTAATGTTCTTCTGTATGTTTCTAACGTTGTACTTTGTATCATGTCAGATGCAGGACCTATCTGACCAAACACATTTCTAGCCGTAGTAGTGGCGGCGTTTTCAAATTCTTTTAATCCCTCTATAAATTTTTTAGGATTTAAAGATTCATAAGCTAACTTGGATGCTTGTGACGCGAAATTACCTTGTCCCGCTGAGGGTTCGAAGGCACTAGTATTTGTATTATCATCAGGAGCAAAAAACATAATCTACTTTTATGATAAATAGATTATTGTTTATTTTTTTGCTTTTCTATCATTTCATTTCTTTTATCAAATTCTTCCACAAGTTTATTGATAAAATATTTTCTTTCAAAAACAGGCATAGTAAGAATATCCGAATATGAAAAATTCGCATGTCTACTCAAGTAATAAATTTCGTCTAGTTGATTTTTTTTATAATCAGAAGAAAGGTCGAAAAAACTCCGCCCCGAAAGTGACATTAACAAACACTTTTTCTCCTGACGGGGCTATAATTTCTTTCCTTAAATCAAGTCTTGGTTCGGCCAACCTTAGTTGTTGTCTAATATATTTGGCGTCTGATATTGGCATTTGAGTAATAAACACTGATATATTTTGTTTATTATCATCACCATTTAATGTTACAATTTGTTTTTCTAATCTTTTTGTGGCTATTGGTGCTATCATACCTTCAGGATATTGAGCAGTCAATTTATCAATTTCTTCTTGCTCACCAATATTTAACAATCTACACTCAACTACCTTACCTGATGTTGGTAATGTTATACCTATTAACCCTTTTTCATTTGTCTGCAATTCGGGTTCAATAAAATTAACCTCATCTAAGTTTATAACCGTCTCAAACGTTTTTTGAGTAACTGGGTCGATAGTTGAAACCCTATATTCAGTACCAAATGCAGTATTTCTTAAAAACAATAAAATAGCTTGGACATCACCATCAATTAATTCACTAACATTAAAATTAGGTTCATAAATTTTTTGTTTTAATAACGTTTTAATGATACCCTCAGATTGAATAATGTTTGGTGACATTAAAATGTTTTCATCATTGGCTGTTAAGTAACCAACCTTAATTGATGATTTTTTGTTTTTATAGAATTTTCCACCCGAAGGTAATTTAACCACATCATGTGGTAGGTTCATATCCATTTGACCGTATTGTGCTGCTGTATCCATATTATTTTAAATAAAAAAACCATAGGGTTTCCCCTATGGTTAAATATAACAAAATACTTTTTTTCGTAAATATTAAATTAGTAAACCAAAATACATCTATCAGGACGAAGAGTTGCCGTAATAGTTGCCAAGTTCTCTTCACTATACCCTAACGAGTCAAAGTTAACATCAGTTAAGAATGTTCCCTGTAATATCCACTTTTCAACTGCAACACCTGTCGGGTCCAACATTTCTAAGTCAATGTCTTTCTTATAACCTGCGGCATAACCCATACGACCTGTTACTGATTCAGCGTGTAAACGAACCCACTCCATAAGAGCTTGTGCCGCTGAAGGTCCGATTGGGTCACGGAAGGTTACATTAATTGTGTTCCAATTAAATCTTCCTGCCACGTATGTTGATGTGTTCAAAAATGGAATCTCTGTAGCTCCAATTGTAATCTGTGGACGTGAAGTTGATTCTACGTACCAAGAGTTGATACCCAATGATGAAGGAAAAGAAAGGATAAATCGATTCTTTCTTTTTGGTTCATACGGTGTGGGCATTTTCATTAATAAGTCTGCCATAGTATTTTGGTTTTAAATTTTTTCTTTTGTTTATTTCTTATAAATATTATGAGTTTGAAAAATTTTTCTATTTACTTTATTTTAGAATTCATTTACTCATAGAATGAGCCCAGAATTACTGAAATAATTTATACTTCTTGTTTTTCTCCTCCTTTTGTTAAATATGTTTTAACTAGTTTATCAGTATCTTCTGCATCTAGAAAATCTTTTATTTTTTCGATGTTTCTAGCGTCATCATCAGAAAATCCAATCATAGGTACAAAATTGTTTTTGATGTCGTTCTTAAAATAAGCCTTCTCCCCGAGCTCTTGTGCCATATTTTTAACATACGAAAGGAAGTTTCTTAAAGCAACAATCTTACCCTCCTCAGGATTCGCAGCACTCCCCTCACCATAAGTTACAGGGTGGAACTTTGCCAAATCCAAATAAAAGTCAATCATTTCTTTGTCACTCATTTTTGTTTCATCAAAATAATCACGATATCTTTTTAAATTATTTAATAATTCATTCTTACTGATACCATTGTGGTCGGTAACAATCATATTATAAACCGCCTCACGAAGAGTTTTAGGGTTGTGACCCCTTGCGGTGATAATAGAAAAAATGGACCCCCCATTTATTGCTTCAACAAAATCATTCCACGATGGACCTGGTTTTGCTAACATAGAATCAACAATAAATGCTTTATCTCCTGAAACACCAAAATTACGATATGGGTTTTCAGCGTATCCAACAATCTTTTTACCTTTATAATCAAATGGTTCTTTACCGATACTTTCACGGTATTCAGCAAAATCTTCAGTACTCATACCTACTTCTTCACCGTCTTCAGTTGATAATACAATACGGGTGGGCATTGTTACAATATTATCATCCCAGTCAAAAGCATAGTACTTTAAGTCAGGTTGACCTTCTTCATCAAACCCTTCACGAAGTTGTTTTTCTTCGGCGTACTCTTTAATGATTTGTTTTAAATTCATTTTTTACCTTTAGTGACCTTTTGAATTAATCTTTCTAATTGTTCTTCAGATATAACAATATTTTGTGGTTTTTCAGAGAAAGTCTTCTTTCCTGAATTTTCTATTGATAATGCTTCGTTTAAAGTTTTTTTATTGAATTCCATTTTTTTTGTTTTTAAGGCTATAAAGGGGGAACTTTCGCTCCCCCTTTTTTTATTAATTATCTATATTAGATATTTTCGAATGATGCTCCTGTTGGAGTAATCAAGAATTCAATATCGATGAATTCAAGAGCTCTTGTTGGTTTTAGATAAATCTTACCTGTTAAAGTATTTGAATCTAAATCCTCAGGAGTGTTTGATACAGTTACACGGAAGTCAATCAAACCTCTATCTCTACGGATTGAATCCAAGATTGGGTTAACTGAATCCAAGAACTGTTGTCTTACTTTCTCGTCATTTTGTTCGAATAACAATCTAACAGCTACAGCTGAAATCAACTTACGAGCTTGTAATAACAATCTTCTTACGTTAATTCTGTCAAGAGCTGACTCTTTAATTTGAAGAGTTTTGTTACCCCAAATTACAGTTCCCACATCAGAGAATGTTGCAATTGGGTTAATTCTACCTTTGTAAAGAGTGTCTCTATCGTCTTGTGTTAACTTCTTACGTGCTTTAACTGCATTTACAATACCTCTTGTGTAACCCGCAGATGCGAACCAGGGGAATGCAATGTTATCAGTCAACGCCAAGTTTCTTACAACTTCACCTGTTGGTGGTAAGTAGATTTGTGTGTTGTTATCTGTATCTCTTGTCAAAATCCAGGGGTAGTAAGTTGCACTGTAGTTAGAATCGATACCTGAATCGTCTAACAAGTCAACCAATTCCTCAGGATAGATAAATTGAGTATCAAAATCAGCAGTGTTAGGTGAGAACATGTCGTAGTCAGGTGCAGTTAAGATATAAACTGAATCCGCTCTATCTGTTTCAACCATTTCAATTGCGTCATTTACCAACGAAGCGTTATTTACAAAATCGATACCTGGTGTTGCAAAAACGTTAATGTTTACCGCCTCAGGGTTAGAGAATGTTGTCTGACCCCACAAGTATGCGTAGTAGTCAGTGTTAGCCCATTGTTGTTGGTCAGGACCTGTAATTGGTTTGAAGTAACCCCATCCTGTAGAATCAGGATATGTGATTGAAGTTGAACTGTTACCT